AACGATAACACTGCATGGGCAGAAGCAGACAAAGAGTGGAAGAAGACTAGATCTTTCATCTGTCTAACAAGTGCATACACAGCACAGTATGCTCTAGCAATATCTTCACTTAATGCTGATGACACATTCGAGGTTAAAGAAGATGCTAAGAAGGCAGACATCAAGAGAGCATTCACTAAGTCTCTTAAGGGTAAGAAAATGAACAAGAAAATCTTATCCTCATTCATCGAAAGGATAGCGTAATTGTTACGCTTCCTTAACATGGTTGACATTTAAAATTTAATATGTTATAACTATACTCAGCACTGTCAGAAATGGTAGTCGTTGTTCTGCAAAGGATGACATGTAAATTTAATCGGAGATAGCTTATGTCTATTAACATGGGTGAGTTGCGTATGCTCACTGATATCGCTAATGATCCTTCATTGGCAGAAGTACGTAGAAAGTTTAAACCAGGTATTGCTAAGGATAGAAACGGTAACTTCAAAAAACGATTGAGACCAGGTCGTAGAAGAGCATCAACGTTCGCAATTCCAGCATCAATACAAAGGAAGGTAAGTGGTAACGCAATAATATCTTACAAACAATTCGATCCTCAACTGGCAACAGTTGTTGTTGTATCCGTCCGTCCTGAGAGATTAGGAGGGGCGGTTGTTGATATTGATGGTCAACATACTGGTCTTATGGGTATCTACTCTGGAGAAGATCCTGAGTTAGATACACTAGAACTACATCATGATCCTAATGCATCTATAGAAGAAGTGATGGAGCAAGAAGCAATCTTATTCAAGAAGTTGAATACAGAGCGTAAGAACCCATCTAAACTTGATGTGATTCGTGTTGATATCTTCTTAGGTAAAGAGGAAGCAGTACGTTTTGAAACAGTTCTCAAGGCATGTGGAATACAGATTGATGGACTTGGTGATCCAGAGGGTGATATCCTTAGCACTAAAACTGGTTCACGAATCATCAAAACTGTAGAACAGTATGGTGAGCATTACAGTGGATGTATCGTTGCTGCATGTAACCTTATCAGACAACACTGGGCAGATCCTACAACTGGAAGAGTAAATGATATGAGAGACGATCTCATTCATGGTCTTACAACTTTCCTTGCTATGATCAAGTATGCAGGTAAAGTAAAAGGTTGTTCATCAAATGGTCTTGATGAAAAGAAAGAGTTTGTTACCAGTTGGTTAAAGTCAGATATGGGAGCAACCTCCATGAGAAAATACTATCACAATTCTGGTGGTGGTAACACACACTTTAAGATTGCTCACACAATACTCCAAGAGTATAACTGGTGGGTTGAACGGAAGAATAAGGGGATGACTATTTCTCCAGAATACTTCCATAAGCACGGTGTTCTAGATCCTAGCGTTATAGTACAGACACATGATGAGTTTGGAACTAAGCTACCTTCTTTACCACAGTTCCCATTAGATATCAAGAGATAGTAGACAGAAAAATTACTGTCACATACCCCCTTCACAGGGGGTATTTTTTTGCTATTATTAATACATACACAAATTGATTTCCTTTTTATTATTATGCCTTTTGAAAGAAAACTATCCGTCAACTTCGTTGATCAATTACGTGAGCAATTCGGTAATGAGATAGATGCTTCACACGTTAAGAAATTCGCAACAGCACAAGGTTGTGCATATCCTACAGTTGCACGTAAGTTAAAACAGTTCCAAGTGAAGAAGGGTTCATGGAACCTCACAATTTCTGAAGGCAGAGAGATCCTCGAAAAAGCAATTGCAGCACCTACTGTATTGCCTTCAGTAGAACGTAACTTAGTACCTGAGACTGATACTAACTTCGTTCCATTCGGTAACTTCAGCGATGTCAAAAAAGTCATTGCTTCTAAGTTATTCTATCCTATGTTCATCACTGGTCTATCTGGTAATGGTAAGACATTCTCTGTAGAACAGGCATGTGCTAAAACAAACAGAGAACTCATCAGAGTAAACATCTCTATAGAAACAGATGAGGATGATCTCATCGGTGGTTTCAGACTTGTTGATGGCAACACAGTATGGCACAACGGTCCTGTAGTAGAAGCACTTGAAAGAGGTGCAGTTCTATTACTTGATGAGATTGACTTAGCATCTAATAAGATCCTATGCTTACAATCTATCCTTGAAGGTAAGGGTGTCTTCCTTAAGAAGATAGGTAAGTTTGTAAAACCTGCTCAAGGATTTACAGTTGTTGCAACTGCTAACACTAAGGGTAAAGGTTCTGACGATGGTAGGTTCGTAGGTACTAACGTTCTTAACGAAGCATTCCTAGAAAGATTTCCTATTACTTTTGAGCAACAGTATCCATCTACTATCTCTGAGCAGAAGATCCTTGAACTTCTTAACCCTAACGATGACTTCAACAAGAAGTTAGTTGATTGGGCAGACATCATTCGTAAGACATTCTACGATGGTGGTATTGATGAGATCATCAGTACACGTAGACTTGTACACATTATCAGAGCATATCAAATCTTTGGTAATCGTGCTAAGGCAATCACTACTTGTATCTCACGTTTCGATGAGGAAACTAAGCAAGCATTCCAAGAGTTATATGACAAGGTGGATGCAGATGTTGACTTTGACAAAGAAGTTTGATATGATTAATGCATGGAGTTTAGCGGGTTCTGTCATGGACGGAACCCTTGATGAAGATTATCCCATTATGTCGAAGTGCAAGTATGATGAGGATCAAACACTGGATCTAGCGAAGAAGTACATTGAAGGTACTTACTCACAGCATTATGCTAATGGCAACTTCCAGACCCTTGATCTCATCGAATCAATCGGAGACGCAGAAGCATTCTGCAGATCCAATGCGATTAAGTATCTTAGTCGCTATGATAAAAAAGGTCGTCCACAGGATGACATTCTAAAGGCGGTGCACTATTGTGTACTATTACATTATTTTAGTTCTAAATGAAACTTTCAAAAAGTACTCTTGATATCCTCAAGAACTTCTCAAACATCAACCAATCAATTTGTTTCAAGCAAGGAACTGAGTTATCAACTCTATCCATTCAAAAGAACATATTGTCTCGTGCTAATGTAGAGGAAACATTCCCAAGAACGTTTGCAATTTATGATCTAAGTGAATTTCTATCTGGTCTTTCACTATTTGACAATCCAGATTTCTATTTTGAGAATGACAACTATGTTGTGATCAAAGATAGTAAATGTCAATCTAGATATTTCTTTGCTGATCCTTCTACTATTGTACAACCACCAGAAAATAAGGTGGAACTTCCTAGTAAGGATGTATGCTTTACAGTTGCATGGAGTGACATCTCCAACATCATTAAGGCAGCATCAATCTATCAGATTGAAGATCTAGCAGTTGTTGGCGATGGTCAAACTGTTAAACTTGTCGTACGTGACAAGAAGAATGACACATCCAATAGTTATGCTGTCAAGGTAGGGATTACCGATAAAGAATTTTGTTTCAACTTTAAAGTTGAAAACCTTAAGTTGCTACCTGGTGATTATGAGGTTACTATTAGTAAACAGAATGCATCTCTATTCAGAGACGCAAGTAGAGATCTTGAGTATCTTATCGCCCTAGAACCTGATAGTAAGTATGAAGGATGATTTTCTATGGGTAGAGAAGTATCGTCCACAAAACATTGAGCATTGTATTCTTACAGATGAACTGAAAGATACATTCCAATCTTTTGTTAAGAAGGGCGAAGTCCCTAACCTACTTTTATGTGGTAGTGCTGGTATCGGTAAGACCACAGTAGCAAAGGCATTGTGCAAAGAACTAGGAGTTGATTCTTATGTGATCAATGGATCAGATGAGGGTCGTTTTCTAGACACTGTACGTAATAATGCTAAACAGTTTGCATCAACTGTATCCTTAACCTCATCGTCTAAGCATAAGGTTATAATTATAGATGAAGCAGACAATACAACACATGATGTCCAGTTATTACTGCGTGCATCTATAGAGGAGTTCCAAAAAAATTGTAGGTTTATTTTTACCTGTAATTTTAAGAACAAGATTATTGAACCACTTCATTCTAGAACAACTGTTATTGATTGCAATGTCAGAGGAAAGGACAAACAACAAATCGCTGCTCAATTTTTTGAACGGTGTCGTGGAATACTTACCGCAGAAGATGTACAGTTTGATAATGCAGTGGTCGCTGAGGTCGTCCAGAAATACTTCCCAGACTTCAGAAGAACACTCAACGAACTCCAAAGGTATGCTTCAACGGGGTCTATCGACACTGGCATTCTGGCGGTACTAAATAACGTCAAACTTGGTGAGTTAGTATCTGCGTTAAAAAATAAAGAGTTCTCTGTTGCACGCAAGTGGGTCAATAGTAATCTCGACAATGATCCTAATGCTATACTGAGAACAGTATATGATAACTTATATGATTCTCTTAAACCACAGAGTATACCTCAAGCGGTTTTGATTATCGGTAAGTATCAATTCCAATCAGCATTCGTTGCTGACCAAGAGATTAATCTCCTAGCAGCACTAACCGAAATTATGGTAGAGTGTGAATTCAAATGATTATGAGTAAACTAATGAGTAAACGTGAAAAGATCAGAGCACAAATGAAATCTAGATTTTATTATATGTTCTGGGGTGCAGCAACTGTTGCTGTTGTAGGTGGACAACTATATGTTGGTACATCATATCGTGCTATGGCAAGGTCTATGAATAGATGGTTTGACACAGCAGTTGAAGCATTGATTTATCAGTACCCTAGAAGAGGTACATACGAACCTTTAGTTCCACCTCCAACAGGTGATTTCAATCGTGATCAAATAGATCTAACTGAGTTGGATCCTGATGATTATATTATTTGGTTAGAGACAGGTCGTGAAAAAGTCTGAACTAATACATTGGAGGTTACAGGCAATGCTAAGAGAGCATTCCTTTAGTGATCTCTCATACTTAGGTGTTAGGAAGGATAGTATTGGTATTCCACAGCACTGGTATAATATCGGTGGTAATGAAGTACCAGTAGATTCAATAGAAGAATTGGAGAGTGTTGAAGAATGAAACTTAAAACTCCTCTAAGGTATCCTGGTGGCAAGTCTAGGGCAGTTCCAAAGTTATTGCAGTGGTTGCCTAGTAGAGAAATTACAGAGTATCGTGAACCCTTTCTAGGCGGTGGTAGCATGGCTATAGAAATGACTAGGAGATTGCCTGAGGAGATACCTATTTGGGTTAATGATTTATATGAACCATTGTATAATTTCTGGGTTCAGTTAAGAGACAATGGTGACTATCTTCATCGTGAGTTGATGAGAGCAAAGAACTTTCATCCTGATGAAGAGACTGCAAAGAAATTATTTTTAGATGCAAAGGAGCAATTAAATGAAGATAACACCGACCCGAAGGACCGAGCGGTACTTTTTTATATTATTAATAAGTGTTCTTTCTCTGGTCTCACTGAGAGCAGTTCATTCTCAAAAGCAGCCAGCAATTCCAACTTCTCCATTCGGGGAATTGAACGATTGCCAGAATATAGCGACCTCATCCAACGATGGAAGATCACTAACGTTTCCTACGAGGAACTCGTTTCCGAAGAAACGTTAACATTCATCTATGCAGATCCCCCTTATGATATTAAGGATGCTCTGTATGGACATAAAGGTGATAAGCATAGAGGATTTGATCATGCAAAGTTTGCAGACACTATGGACAAATGCTTATGTAATGTTATGATAAGTTATAACAACCATCCTGAGATCGTTCAAAGATTTCTAGATTGGTGTCAGTATGACTTTGCTCATACTTATACAATGAGATCCACAGGTTCTTACATGTCGGATCAAACAAAACGTCGTGAATTAGTATTAACAAATTATGGGAAGTTTGGGGGTTCGTGTACTGCCTAGCGGTAGAGCACAATTATATCATACACGTAGAGGTGCATACTCTACATTTGGCACAGATATACAAAGTGCTGTGATTCAAGGAGGAGAGATCCACTGTCAAACTAAGAGTGGCAGAACTATGATCTACGAAATCAATCAACATGAAACTGGTGTTCGTGGTCCTATTAGAGTGTGGTAATGAAAATTGAACTTAAAGACTGGCTTAACTCTATCAATTTCAATAAGCAAGATCTCACTGATGATGACCCTACAGCGATATCTTCTTATCCTCCTTACATCATTAATAGATGTTTGTCTGGTACTGTTGATAGTATCTTATTTGCGAACGAGATGAATATGAATGCTCATGTCGATAAGGACATGCAGTATGCTTTCTACCTATATACTTTGAGGAAAAAGAAAAGGTTTTCCCCTTGGTTGAAGAAAGAACAAGTCGAGGACTTGGATCTGGTCAAAAAACACTATGGATATAGTAACGAGAAAGCAAAGGTCGCATTAAGTCTTCTAACCAAATC